TTTAATGTCTATTACTACTTTTCCTGTTGTTTTATTTACCTTATCTATAAAATATGAATATAAACCGTATTCCGATTTAAGTTTATCTAAAGCAGCAGCAGGAGTTGCATTAATCATTCTAAATTGACCTAAATCAATATCGTCTATTATATCATATTCAATATCATGGTCGGTTAAACAATAATCTAATAATTCATCTAATTTAACGCTAAATGGAATAATTTTAGGATGTTTTAATAATTTACCTTTTTTTGAACGTTCAATTAATCCAACTTTTGATGGGTAGTTAATAGTCCATTGTTTTAACAAATACATTTCATCTTCGCAATCTAAAACCGTTGGCACATTTGTTCCTACATTTTTAATGTAACCAGTAAATACAGTTGTTAAATTTGGAACGTAACCAATTGAAACTTCAATACTATCACCTCTTTTAAATATTGGATCGCTACCTTCAAATAAATTTTTACCTTCAAAACTAAGTTTTCGAGGTATAGTAATTTTACAAGTATCGGTTAAATTCTCATAACTACTTTCAATCTCAATCGAATGAACAAAGTTAAAACTAACATTTCGATTAGTACCTTTTGACGTGATAGTTATTTTACAGTTGCATTGGAACATTAAAACATTGATTTTTGAACGTATGGAACTCTAGTTGAAAATATATCTTTTTGTTCTAAACTTGTGCTTAATTCAATAGCACTATCTGAAATCATATTTATTTCAATATCAATTATATTCCTTGCTCCTTCTCTTTGACCAAATTTATAAGATTCAACAACTACGCTATTTATCTTAAATTCTTCGCAAAAAGAACAGCTAATAGGTAAGGTTAAAGGAGCGTTTAAAAAAGCTACTAAAGCGTTTAAATCGTTTCTGTCTGGTCTTTGATTTGCTATATCTCCAACAATAACACCTTTTAAATTAACTATAAAATCTCCGTTGCTCATGTACTCTTTAACAGTACCATTCATTCCACTAATTGAAGTTTTAACTATATTTTTAGTTTGATTTACTTCTATTAAAGCAGTTTCAAAAGTAAATGGAGCAATAATAATAATACTATTTTTTCCATATTCATTTGGCATTTCATAAGTTAATTTATTTACACTATCAGCTAAAAAAGTAAATTCATCAAATATTTGTTGACCAAATTTACCACGTTTAGCAGTAAGTATAGATGTAACATCAAATAACCCTTGTTCTTTTGCAATCTCTTTATAATTAACAAAAGCAGCGTGTATTGCAGTTTTAGCAGCGGCACCGCCAGACGTTTTTAATATTAATTCAGCTTGTCCTTTTATGTTTGGTTTAAAACTATTCATTATGCCATTGCAATTAAATTAATATCATTTACCGCTTCTAATAATGCCTTAGAAACTAATTCTTTCATTCTACCAGCACCCTCAAGCATGTTATTTGTTTGAATATTTAATTCATGCACTAATTCGTTTATGTTTATGTTTATAGCTTGCGGTCTTGCACCTGTTACTTCAGTTCCTGTTCCAAGTGATTTAGTTCCTTTGCCACCATCAACACCTCCAGCTCCTTCTATTTGGCTTTTATTTTCTTTTAAATCAAATAAAGATAAATTATCTAAATTTTTATTTTTTAATTCATTTAATATTGCAATTCTTCTGTTCTTTTCTAAAGATTCCATTTTCTTATCTAAAGTCAACATTTTCATCATTACATTTAATGAAATTTGATTTCTTAAAGCTGTTGCTCTATCTTTTGAACTATCTACATATTGTTCTTTAGTTTGACCAGCGTATTGCTCCATTTCAGCTTGACCGCCTTTTCTAGGATCAGCTCCAAACATTCCATAATATTTATCATAAAATTTACCAGCATATTTTTCAACAAAACCAAATTGTAATTTTTCGTTTTTTTCAAATGCTTTATCTAATAAATTCATAGCATCAATACCTCTATTAATACCCTCTAATAAATTATTAATCCATGAAGTAGTGCCAGCAATAATTCCAGTTTGAGATTGACCTATTTTAACTTTTAGTTGTTCAAAACTATCACCCATCATAGATAATTGACCACCAACAGTTTTAGATTGAACAGCCATCATTCCAAAAAATTGACCGCCCTCTGAAGTCATTGCTTTAAATGCTTTTTCAACTTCTTTAAATCCAACTTTACCATCTTGAACTAACTTCATTACTTCAGCATCAGTAACTTTAAATTGTTTTGCTAATTGTGGCAATAAATTAATACCAGCGGTTGTAAATTGGTTAATATCTTTTGTAAATGCTCTACCTTGCGTTTTTAAAGTACCATAAAGATAAACTAATTCACCTAATGGTTTTCCAACACCGCTACTAATATCACCTAACATTTTCATGTTTTCTACAATAGTAGATGCTGCAAAACTATACGCTAATAATTGTTTACTACCTTGTTGAACATCAACTAAACTAAATGGAGTTGTTTTGGCTAAAGATATTAATTGTTCTTCTAATGCAGTTGCTGCTTTTCCATTACCATATAATAAAACTTTTATACTTGCATGAAAATACTCATAATTTTTTAAAGATTCTAAAACCGATTTACCAAATGATACAACAGCACCAACAGCAAACGCTCCAGCAATAGCACCTTTTAAGCCACCTAAACTACTTTTTAAACCACCCATTTTGCCATCTAATCCTTTTACTTGATTAGCAGCTCCTTGCATAGTTTTACTAAATTGATCCTTTAGTCTTAATATGTATTCTAAATTGTTAGCCATCTATTTTATCTACTCTAGTTCCTTGATATTTCAAACAATAATCCATTTCCGATACTCTTTTAGCCCATTGGCTATCTGATAAACTTTCGGGATTTTCTCTATAAAAAAAACGGATAAGCGCATTGTTTCTTGCTATCTCATCCGTTTCTATTTGCTTTTTATAATAATCTAATTTTTTTTTAAAATTGCTTTCTGAACAGTCAATAAATCAACAACTCCCATTCCAGCACTTTCAACAGCATCGTCATTTTCAGTAACTAATTTTAATTCATCTCCACCAATGTAAAGAGCATTTAAACAAGCTATAACTGCATTACTAAATTTATCTTGATTAACTAATTTACTAACTAAAGAACGTGTTGTTTTATCGGGCTTTTTTAAAAATAAAGTAGCAGTTTCTTCAGTATCAGTATCTAAAAATACTTCTAAAGTTCTTACTACTTTATGAGTTTGTTTTAATTTAACTAATTCTAATTCTAATTCAATTTCTGTTTTCATATCTGTATTTTTTTACAAATATAATAAATAAATTATAAATATTGAATATGTGATAAAATTAATTCTAAATCTACTGGTATTGAAGTATCTCCACTTGAAGATGTACGTTTATTATTCATAAATCTGCAATTTTTCAATACATGTTTACGAGTAATTAATGCAGCATCTAAATAAATAACAATAATGTCAAATTCAGGAATATCTTGTATGCGACCTAATGGCGCAACAAGTTGAATATTCTCTAACTCCTCCATTAAAACAGTCATTTTTGCTGTTGGTTCAATTTTACCATATCCACGACTAACTGGCATACGACCAGCTCCGTAGATGTTTTCCATTCCTTGTTTTTCTTCGTATTCAATGTTAGTGATTCCGATAATTGGCGTTCCTAAAACGTTTACAACTATATCAGCCCACTCATATGATTTTCCGTTTATTAACGGTACTATTGTATATGCCATGTCTTTTTATTTTTTAAATTGATAATGCAAAACCTATGTTAACTGTAATTGTATCAGCAACACCAACTGGAACTAATTTAACCGAAATAACTAATTCATTATTTACTAAAACTAATTGATTTGGATTAATTATTACATCAAATGCTGATAATTCAAAATCACGTTGCATTACTTCTAAAGCTCTTTCACATAAAGAATTAAAGAAACCTATTGTATCTTCACTTAAAGTACCATCAGCATTTACTACTAATGGACTAGATAATGAAGGTAATAAGAAACTTCTTAATCCTTTGATTGCTTTGTCAATTACTCTATTGTTATAGATAAATGTGTAATCACTTGTTGAAGCTATACATGTATTTGGTCTACTAAAATATGATCCAACTAATCCGATTTCTTTTTTTACAAAGTTGTAACCAAATGAATCTAAATTAACAATAGTACCATCAGATACAGTTGTATATAAAGTACCATTAGCAAATGCTAGAGTGTCAAATTCAGCGGCTGCTACATTAAATTTAGCAATCCATCTAATACTCTCGTTTACTTTTGCTAAGGCAACAGCACCAAGTGTAGTACCCATGCAGCCAATACTTTTGTTAGTAGCCTTAAATAATTTAAAACCATTATTATCTCCATCTTGCCCTAAACTAACAGTTACATTTTTAGCACTTAATAATTTTAAGTTACTTAATGTAGTTAAATCAGTTACAGCAGTTAAATCAGCTTGATAAATTATTGATGAAATAGCTTTGTGATTAGTTTCTAAAAGATTTAATACAGCTTGTAAAGTAGTTACTTGCGTAGTTGCAAAAGCACTTGTTTTTTGATAAACTCCTAATTGTACAATTTCACCCTGTGCAAAGTTTTGCATTAAAGTTACGCTATCAAAAGTTGTAGCATCAGCAGTTCCATAAACACCAATGTATAATTTACCTTTTGGTTGTATTCTAAAAAATTCAGAAACGTGGTAATAAAGTATGTCAATATCACTTGCTACTCCAACAACCACGTTTTGAGTTAATGTACCGGCTAATGTACCAACAACAGTTGAAACATAAGGAGTTCCAGTGTTTAAGAATAAACCTTGACCAGCAGCAGCAGTAATTGTTACGGTTGCAGTTGTAGCAACAGCAGTAAATCCATGTGTTGGAGTTCCTAAGTTAATTTCAGCAGCTAATCTAGTTGCAGCAGTATCAACTGTTACAACATCAGCAGTTACTTGTGTATAATCGCATAATGTTACTACTCCAGCAGCAGCTTTACTTGCAGTTGGATTAACACTATTAATAGTTGCACATGTTAATTTGTGTTTATTTCCAACAGCTCCTTTATTAGTTACTAAGTAAGTTGCCGTTGATTTTGTTTCTCCGATTGATGTATTTGTAATACCTAATGCAACTGCATCTTCAACTGAAAAAACGGTTTTAATTCTGTTAGTAGCTGTAAAGCCACTTGGTAAAGCCGCTGTATAAAATAGTAAGCCTGAAATATAATCAGTACCTGCTAATGGTCTACCTAAACCGCCTTGTCCTTTGTTAAATATAACGTCATTTGCCATTTATAAAATATTTTTAAAAATTATTTTTTCTTTTTTGGTTTTTCTTTAATCACTTCTTCCGATTTTATAACAAACATTTCTAATTTGTTTAAATCAGCATGATTTTTTATAACTTCAATTTCAGCATTATCACTTAATAAATAAATAGCACTATCACTTGTTACAATAACAATGTTTGATTTATCTATTGAGTTTTTTGCTAGTTCTTTTGCTGTTTCTAAAGTCATTTTAATATTTTTTATATAAGGGAGTTAAATTAATAACTCCCTTGTAATTTTATAATTATGCTTGAACGATTGCAACAACACCTGTTTGAGATGTGCGCATTTTTGAAGCTCCAAATAACTGCAATGCAGATACGATTGAACCATAGTATTCAGCTACTTGTTCAGTAATAAATACTTCAGTAGAACCCATTGCTTTAGCAACGAAATTAGGATGGTAAGCTAATGCAGCTAAGTTATCAGTTGCAGCAGGTGAAGATGGAGTACCACTATCAGCAACAGCCTTAATAACTGGAGTAGCAGTAGCATCATAAACAACAACTGTTGAACGAATCATAACATCAAATCCATGAATACGAGTTACAACACCTGAAGGTAATGCAGATTGACCATAAGATTGAGCTTGATATACATCAGCAATAGCTAACAATTGAGCGTTATACATATCTGAAGGCAATAATAATACACGACCAGCAGCAGGTACATTTTCAGAATCTAAAATAGATTTTGCTTTTAAAATGTCAGCTAAATTGATAGCGTTACGAGTACCAGTTGCAGAAGGTGCTAAAGCGTTTCCAACAGCAGTACCAGTAGTTCTTACTTGGCGAGTTGCACCACTTGGAGCCCACTTGTATAAAGCGTTGTTAGTTAATACATCTTCTAATGTAGAAACGTGTTGATTTAAAATAGACATACGTTTGTCATAAGATAAAAAAGAAGTTTCTTGACCAGCTTCGATGTGAATCGGTTGAACATAGTAAGTGTCCATTGAATAGATTAATTCACTATCCGTTCTTTGTGTGATAGTTGCAGGAAATGCTCCTAAGTTTTTAGTAATAGTTGGATTAGCTCCAGCTTGCGGAACGTGAACTGTTTTGTAGTTTACGAATCCATCGTGATTAGTTGCACGAGCGATGATTGCGTTGTCCTTGAATAGATTCTCTTGAATATCGGACAGCCATTGTTCTTTTTGTAATGCCATGATTTTTAGTTTTTATTTTTTTGTTATTTTTTTATTTATTTTTTATTATAAAATTTATTATACATTTCAGTATAGATTAAAGGAGTTTCATTTTTGATAACTTCTAAACCTTTTACATCTTTTTTCTCCCAATCACGAATAGTCCAATCAGCTCTTGTATCTTTGTTCTCAATGTTTTTAGCATCAAAGATTTTAACAGCATCTTTAACATTGTTAATTTTACTTAACATGTTTTCAACTGCTCCAAAGTTTGCAATTGCCAATTTGATAGTTTCATCTTTTGCAGATTCATCAATCTTTTTAGCTTTGATTGCGTTTTCAACTAATTCAATAGATTTAGTTTCTAATTCTTTAGCTTCGGCTTCTACCTTTGCTAATTCAGCATCTTCAATTTCTTTTAAACGAGCTTTTAATATTTCATTTTCAGAAATTAATTCTGCATTTTTTGCGTCTTTATCTTCAATAGCAGCAACAATTTCAACTTCAGTTGCTTCATTGGATAAATTTAACATGTTTGTTATTTTTTCCATTTTGGGTTTTTTATTTATTAATTTATTATAGATAAAAGCCATTTCAGTTAGGCTATTGGTACTCATTTTCATTTTTTTATCAGACTTAACAATAACATCAACTAATCCCATTTCCATGCATTCAGTAGCACTTAAATAGGTTTCTGCATCCATCATTTTGTTAATTGTATCTTCATCTAATTTTGTTCTTTTAGATAAAATAGTTACTAATGTATTTTTAACTAATGCTAAA